TACGAGTGACCGACATGGTCAGAAGCAATCACACAGACCGGCTTTATAACTCCATAAAGACCAGACTGCCAGCCTTAGCGGCTTTGCCAGAATTGCAGTTTGAGAACTGGCTCGGACTGCCTGACCTAGGCATCAAGTTCTGGCGCGACCCCATGCCCATAGCAAAGAATTGGATTGTGCTCCATGGTGACGAGGGGGCAGTCTCCCAGAAGGGTGGTCAAACAGCCCTAGGATTGGCTCTACGGCATGGAAAATCGGTTGTATGTGGTCATACCCATAGGGCTGGACTTTCGGGGCTTACAATGGCTTCTGGAGGCGTTTTAGGGGGTATTCTGTGGGGCTTTGAGGTCGGGAATCTGATGAACTTCAAGGATGCCAAGTATCTCAAAGGTGGGGCAGGCAACTGGCAGCAAGGCTTTGGCCTGATTTATGAGTCCAAGGGCAAGGTTACCCCGGTCTTCGTGCCTATCGAGAAGGACGGCAGTTTCATAGTCGAGGGCAAGGTCTATGGTTGAGACCATAGTGCCCATCGTCCGGACTATTGACGATCACATAGACGATTGGGATGCGGCCTCGGATTTCGTTATGAAATCGTTATCAAAGACACGCCGATAGCCGGTTGAAGTCTGGCTAGACAGGCGTAGATTTCCTCATGTCGGAAAGCCCGACACAGAAAGGAAATTATGAGCCTCAACAAGATCACTAATAGTTGGTACGAGACAGAAGACGGCCAGATCCGCATTGTGCATGTTAGGAATGGGTCAGGCCGCAAAATCTGGTCGATTCAGGAAATCAATGCGTTTGGCACATATCAGGTCATCGGTGCAGCCACAACCCTTGAGACAGCCATCAAACATCTGATGAAAGGCAAGGTGGTCGCATGACCGCCATCGGTTTTGATCCATTAGCCATCTATTACATCATTGCACTCATAGCCATCCCGGTTTTGGGATTGCTCTACACAGCCATAACCGAAAACTGGTACTGGAAAGGATTCAAGGATGGAAAGCGACTCGCCCAAAACGATCACAGCGCAAGAAGTACTCGATGAAGCAGGCCGTATCCGGGGTGATCGTGGAGCAATCTATGGTCACCCATACATCAATCACCGGCGTATCGCTGACTTGTGGAGTGCGTATTTGGAGATCCCAATCACGCCAGATCAAGTCGCTATATGTATGGCTTTGGTCAAGGTCTCACGGCTGGCAGAGACACCCGGTCACAGAGGTCGAGACGGATATGTCGATCTGGTGGCTTACGCAAGCCTCGCAGCGCAACTGGCAACTACCGACCCGACTGAGTTCGATGCCTATTAGGAAACTTCAGACCAAGTCAATCTGGTGCGATGTCTGCCGACTCGCATACCCTAAGGGGCACCCACGACAACAGACCCCGGCCGTCTGGCAGGTGGTCTCTGAGACACAGAAGCACAAGGGAAGGACACGCCACTACTGCCAGCCATGCGCCAATGATGCGCAACTCTGGCACGATGGGTCTGTGTGGACATTCCGACAACAGTTGGACTACGCGCTCGGAAAGGAGCAATTAGATGGCATGGAACTTGGACAATTATGAGCCAGTTGAGGATCGTTTGGCTAAGTTTTGGAACGATTATCCGCCGGGGCGGATTGAGACGGAGTTATTGGCACACGAAGGTAATCGTTTTATTGTGGCTGCTCGACTGTATCGAGTGGACACAGATGCGCAGCCCTTTGCCACCGGTTTGGCTGAGGAGACTGTTACTGATCGAGGGGTCAATTCTACTTCGGCTCTTGAGAACGCAGAAACGTCTGCTATCGGTCGCGCCCTTGCCAACGCTGGCTACGCTGCGAAGGGAAAACGAGCATCGCGTGAGGAAATGGCTAAGGTCAGCCGAGGTGATGCAGGTCACAAAGTAGAGCATCCATGGAAGCCGGATGAGAAGCCGGTGGCCAATGAACCGGTGACTGTCGTTTGGGATGACTTTGAGCGCAAGGCGTTTGATGAGAACGACACCTTTATCGCTGACTTGCAAAAGTCGCTCGGGGCAACCGTTGAGGGCTTTACATGCGCCCACGGCCAGATGCTACGCAAGGAAGGCACAGGCAAGACCGGCAAACCCTATATGGGCTACGTTTGTGGTGCTAAGTCAAAATCTGAGCAATGTCCAGCCAAGTGGGGCAACTGGGTCAATGGCACTTGGGTATTCGAGGGCAAAGCCAATGTCTGAGATAGATCGCACGGGCGAGCCAAACAAGCACCCAGTCAAATGCGATTGGTGCGGCATTGACCTAGTCAGTTATGCAGGCTATCGAGTCCAGATGCATGAAGAAGACCCATTGGATTATAACTGGGCATGCCAAGAGCACTACGAGAAAGCGTGGTCATGAGTAGAAGGGAGCGAGGACGTGAAACTGAGAAACTTGTGGCGCAATATCTACTTCGCCATGGCTTTGAGGGAGCGCACGTTACGTCCATGGCTGCTAGTGGCAGCGACATACTGGGCATTGAGGGTCTGGATGTTGAGGTCAAAGCGAGACGAGGATTTGATCCTGCATCTGCTATGGCACAACTTAGAGCCAGAGCCAAAGAGACCGGAATGGGAGTGGCCATTATGAGGCTGAATGGGCAGGGTGAGGCATCCATGGATGACTGGGTTGGCGTGGTTCGATTGGCTGATCTGGTCTATTTACTGAAAGCGAGTGGGTATGGCAGACGATAAAGGAGTAAGTAGGTGCATTATGTGCGGAGTATTCGTATATAAACGCGAGATTTGCGAAAGATGTTATCCAAAGGACGTGGCAGCATGATCCAGCATAAGCACTTATTGATCAATGCATTCATTGACCGGCCCATCTTTCAAGAGGCTGAGGCCGAGCGATTCTTGATTGACGTGGTGGATCAGATTCGCATGAAGCGGATCATTGAGCCAGTAGCCAAGTACGTCAAGGCTGAGGGCAATCGAGGCATGACTGCGGCCATCCTCATTGAGACCAGCCATATTGCATTCCACATCTGGGATGAGAAAAATCCGGCAGAGTTGAGGTTCGATTTATACACATGCGGAGACCTAGACGATGCTTTGGTTAGGGGTCTTATCGATGACCAGTTTGGGGTCATCTACTGCGACTGGCAACTCATAGATCGGGAGGGTGATCTCAGGCTTCTCGACTACGGCCGTTACAGTTTACCGATGTGACCAATATCACTGTCCATATATTGAGATTATGAGGAGGCTTACGCTCATGAAACTTGACTCGCTTGCTATGCTGAGTGCCAGTCCGGGCACTATAGACGGCCCGGCACAAGGCTCACAGCATTGGGCCCGCTCTTTGCTAATTTGCCTGTTAGCCGTATTTATAGGTTTGCTGAGTACAGATATATCTCAGGCACGACCAGCCAAAGACCCAATGAATTACAAGTTACATGCATACAATCAACTGAAAGACTGGGATCAGTTTGAGTGCATAGTCGAACTGTATGAGCGTGAGAGTAACTGGAGACCCAACGCTAGGAATGGGTCACATCATGGAATACCACAAGGTAGAAGCCAATGGTTAGCCAAGGCTAATCCATATCAACAGATAGAATGGGGAGTGCGTTACATCGAGGCTAGGTATGGCAGCCCATGCAAAGCACTCAAGCACTTCAAGCGTAAGGGATGGCATTGATGGCTCACGATGACGAGGCATGTCCTAGCCTGTATGGTGGTAGTTGCCAATGTGAGGATGCTGATGGCTAAGGAAAGCAAGCGCGATGGAAGGTGGAAGAAGTTGCGCATCACCATCCTCAATCGCGATGGCTGGACATGCACATATTGTGGGGGTGTGGCTAACGAGGTGGATCACATTATTCCACTCAAGCGTGGTGGGTCTGATGATCCAGATAACCTCACCAGCGCATGCCGAACGTGCAACATACGCAAGAAAGACGGCAATGTGGGCGTTTTTTTAGCACAATCCTCTACCCCCCCTGTCTTTCGTGACCGTCTCTCTCCAAAACGGTCCAAACCGGTGCAAAACGGACATACTCAGTCCAAGATATTGGCAGATTCACCCTTTACGCTCGAGAGCAGTCCAGATCAGTCGGGGGCTAGTTGAGAATGGCCAAGATCAGAGGCAAGACCACCCCGAGGCTAGAAACGCCTAAGCGCAATGGCAAGAGCAAGGGCAAAGAGTTTGCCGAGTGGGTAGCCAAGTACTCAGATCCGCTGCTGCCGTGGCAAAAGTACGTTAGCGAGCGCATGATGGTCACCAACCGCAAGGGTGAGTACACAATCACCACGCAGGGCCTCCTCATCGCTCGCCAGCAGGGCAAGACCCACCTAGCGCGTATGCGCATCCTCTATGAACTGTTCGCCGAGCCACGCAAGAGCCGGGTGATCGGTCTCTCGTCCAATCGCAACATGGCCATCGACACCTTCCGTCAGGTTGTCTCAGTTATCGAAGCCAACGATGAACTGATGGCCATGGTCAAGCAAATCCGCTATGCGAACGGTCAAGAATCGGTCACCTTGCTCGATGGCAGCATGTATGAGATTGCAGCTGCGACCCGAGACGGTGTCCGAGGCAAGACAGCGCACCTAGTCTTCGTGGATGAGTTGCGCGAGATAACTCGGGAGGCTTGGGCCGCAATCCGGCCGACCACAACAGCCACCAACGGTGTCTTGCTTACATGCTCCAATGCCGGTGATGCCTTTAGCGATGTGCTGAACACGCTACGCGAGACCGCCTTGAGTTATCCACCTAAGTCGCTGGGCTGGTGGGAGTATTCGGCCGAGCCATTCTGCAAACTCGATGACGTGAATCAGATCCTCCAAGCCAACCCGGCTATTGGCTACACGACCAAACTAGAGACCATTCAGGAATACATCAAGACCGCCAAGGCCGAGGATGCCCGGACAGAGCATCTATGCCTTTGGGTTGATGCCATCTCAAGCCCATGGCCTTACATGGCTTTCGAGAATCTCACGGTGCAGGATCTTCAACTCAACCCCGGGGCTTTGACCATCTTTGGCATAGATACGGCCGTGACCAAGAAGAAAGCCAGTCTTGTAGCTGCCCAGTTGATGCCAGACGGCAAGATTGGCGTAGGCATCATGCAGCAATGGGAGTCGGACGTGGCGATTGATGAACTCAAAGTCGCTGCCGATATCAAGGCTTGGTGGGATAGATACCGACCCCGGATGCTGTGTTACGATAAGTATGCAACCGCCAGTATCGCCTCTCGGCTAGAACAATCTGGTTGTAAGGTTGTCGATATGTCGGGCCAGATCTTCTACACAGCGTGTAGCGATCTGCTCGATGCTATCGTGAACAATCGAATA